CGCGTTGTCTTTCAAACGTTGCCAGTCAATGCCGTTACCATTTCCGCCTGTTTCCCCTTATTGCTTGCAAGGTGTGCAAATCAGACTGTTTTAGTTGCCAGATTTTTTAAGAGCGTACATCCATTGGATGTGTTGTTAGGCTCAATCTTAAATACATCCATTGGACGTGTCAACACTTTTTTTTAAAAAATTTTGCAAAAAAAGCAACAGAACACAAAAACACCAAACAAATCAACAGGTTATGACATGAAAAAAATTTGCAAAAAAGCAGGAAAAAGGCAAGGAAAGCAGGAAAAACAACAGCACAGAACACGCATCACACCGAAAAAACAAGACAAAACAAGACAAAAACAGACAGAAGAATCAACCAGGTTCAAAACCTGACCAGAAAAGACAACAGCATCAATCCCAAATCAGCTTAAGTCATAGAGACTTGAAAAGACTGAAATGAGAATCATTCTCATTTAGCAAAAAAGAAAAGAAAGATGAAATACTGGAAAACTAAGGAAAAGTAAGTAAATCCAATCAATCACAATCCACAATCAACAATCAATTCATCAATTCATCAATCAACAACAATTCATATTCCACTGGACGCAGCCTGCTACACGTCAATCATCAAGCAAAGAAAAAAGACAAGGGGGGGATACACGCGTATACGCGTTAAAAAACAGACGTGCACGCACGCACACGCACGCGAGGGGGTGGCATAGGGGGGGGACGGTATATCCCCAAACTCCACAGGACGCCCCTTGCGCCCGGAAATTTTCATATATTGACGTATGCGTAATTCTCATACATGTCGATTGATTGACATCCGTCAAAAAAAAGAGGGATTTGATTGACACGGGGGAAAAAGGGGTGTATTTTCTTTCTTGAGGAAAGGGGGAGTTTTTGAGAGGGGGAAAACCCCTTCTTTCTTTTAGGGGAAAGAGGGGGTGGGTATACACCTGAATGTATATGGGGACTGTTTTGTTGAAGTCCTTTTTTTATTTTTTATTATGTGCGTTATGGGGCTTCTGTCTGTCCTTTCCTGATCTTGTTGAGTTCTTTTAGGAACTCCCTGTTCAGTTGGTCTTTGTACTGTTCGAGTTTCCCCATCTGTCTTGGGGTTGGGTGTTTGCCGACCTGTTCCTTGAAGTCTTTGTTCAGTTGTGTCATGGCTGAACGGTATTCCCTGTACATGTCATAGATGGCGACACCTTTGTTGACGCTTCCTTCCCCTAGCTGACGGAAGGTGTCTTTTGTCTTTTCGTAGGCTTCTTTGGTGTCTTTGCCTTCATCGTATAGCTCATACAGGGTTTTCATGCGCCTGTCTATTTCTTCAACGACTGGTTTGACCTGGTCTTCCCTTGTGTATTTCATCATGGCAACATTCTTACCGCTTGATGCGTTGCCTACAAGACGGTTGACGACCGGGAGTTCGTCTCCTTCAAGTTTGGATGCGTCACCGCCTTTCTGCTGGTAGCGTTCGTATGTCTTGATTGCCTGTGATGCGTAGGTTGACCAACCAGGCAGGGCGAAGGTTTCGACAAGCAGTTTGACGGCTTCTGGCGGAAGGTCTAACTTGCCTTTCTTTTCTTCATCCCCTCCTGTGATGGTGTTGAGGAATTTGGATGCCTGTATGAAGACAGGTGATGTACTCCTGAATGCCTGACGGAATGACGGGATGCTCTTCTTATGGTCGTTGTAGAGCGGTGTCCCCGTCCATTTCTTGTTCTCTGCTATCTGGATGAACGGGCGGAATACGGTCGGGGTGAATGCCTGCACCGCGGATCCTGCACTCCCCAACGGGTTGAATGATTCGATGAAGTTCGCTGTCAGTGCGAATGCCCGCCCAAGGATGTCCGGGTCTCGCCCGTTCATCTTGAGGTGCAGGATTTCCCCGATTGTCCGCCCGATGCTTGGCAGGACGTTCAAGCCCTGTGCAACGGGGAACTTGACGTATGAGCCATCAGTGCCGGTAGGTATGATCCAGTTCCCGTTCTTTTCGTATTCTGGGATCTGGTCGTAGCGGTCTTCGCCTGTGTCTGGATCAACGCCCATCAATGCCCTTGCGAGGAACTGCAGTCCGTACCCCAGCCCTATCATGCCGACTGTCAATGCCCTCGCCTTCTTGCTCTTGACGATGGCTTTTATCATCCTTGCGTGACCCTGGATGTTTGCGTTGGCAAAGAGGAAAAGGCTGTTGAGCAGGGTTGTCTGGTTGCCTTTGCGGTTGAAGTCAACGGTGATGTTCCTGGCTATGTCTGCCGCCTTGTCCCGTGACAGCCCTTCTTTGCGTGCTGTCTTGTAAACGGCAAGCCTTGTCCCGTTTTCTGCAATGCTGTTGTAGTCTTCAAGGAATTTGCCTGCTTCCCTGAACCATTTTGCCGGGTCTTCTTTCAGCCGGTCAAGCTGTTTCTGGAGGTTTTCTGTGCGTTTGAACGGGTCTCTGGTCAGGTCGATGTAGCCTGTCTGCGCGCCTGATTTCTGGAACTCCCGGAACCAGTCCGCATCTGTCTTGGGTAGATTGTTCTCGTATTCGACTTCCTTGCTTTCTTTCCCGCCCCTGAGGACTTCCCATACGCCTTTCATGGCTGACGGGTATTCTTTGAAGACTTTGTGGGCTTTCCCTGAAAGGGCTGTGTCTGACAGGTTGAAGTACATGTGCTGCATGTCGCGCATGAAGTTGAATGCCGCAAAGACGGGGTTCTTGGAGGTCAGCCATCCACCCATGTAGCGGTTCAATGCCCCTGTCGCCCTGAATATCCACGGGAGCTGATTTGCGTCTTTTGCTTTCAGTGCATCGCATACCTGCATTGCAAGTTTGTTGTTTGGGTTGAATACAACAAGGTTTTCAATGCCGTTTGACTTGACGCTGATGACGTTGTCTGCATATTGCTTGGAGTTCTTGACGAAGATGGGTTCTCCGGTCATCTGGTCAACGCCTTTGAATTTTTCTCCTTCTTCAACGTGCCAGAAGTTCTTGTTCGGGGCATGGTTGACAAGTCTGACCAAGGCTTTCCCTATCTGGTTCTTTTCGCCACGGACGATGCCTTCTTCTAGTGTCTGGAAGGTGTTGGCAAGGATGTTTGTGGCGCGTTGTGCGGAGCCTTTCCTTCTCTTGGATTCTGCCCCTTTGACATCCACGCCCGATGCCCCGCCTTTCATGGTGTTGCCGCGTTTCACCATCTCTGTGTTGCCTGCATCGTCTGTGATGGCGAACTCGTCACGTTTCAGCGGGACGTAGTGCGGGTTCTGTTTTTTCCACTGGTTGGCTTCTGACCGTGACAGCAGCCCGTCATTGACACGCCCTTCCAAGCCTTCGTTGACGGCTTTGTCGATAAGCCTGCCCACTTTCTGCATGTCGGCATTGTTTGCATAGCGGCTGTATATCTGGCGCGCTTCTGCATCGCTCATGCCTGAGAGGGCATCGTCTGCTGTGTAGGCGTTTGTGTTTTCCTGTTCGTTCCTGATGTCGGCAAGCTGCTGGTTGACGTTGTCAAGCATGACGTGCCGTGCGTACAGCCAGTCCCCCGCATCTTCAACATTCATTGCGTTCCCGCCTGGGGTTTTCATCTTGTTTATCAGCTCCAGGACGGGCTTTGTGTAGTGGTTGTTGAGGTTGTTGATGCGGTCTGTCACCTTGGCTGCGTACATCTCTTCTTTCTGATAGACGTTCACATCATCTTCAAGGTCATCGAGTTTGCCTGGCTTCCTCCCCAATGCCGCTTCAAGGATGGCGTTCTGGACTCGCTTGACATCAACCATCTTGTCCTGCAACGCCCTTACGATGTTTGTGCCTTTCTCCGCAGCCCATCCCTGTTCTTTCGGCTGCCACTGTACCTGTGGCGGGATGTTGTTGATGTTTGTGTTGTTTGGCTGTTTGCTCATTGAAAACAGGACAGGTTCTCCGCTTGTCTTGTCTCCAAGGATTTTTCGGACTGCCTCAATCTGGGATTCACGGACAACAAGCCCTTTCCCTAAAAACCTGTTGCCTGGGGCTGCTTCGTTGAGTTTGTTTTTGATGTCATTTGGCAGATTACGAAATTCCTCCCAGCTTATTGGAAAAGCATACTGCTTTTCGGTGGAGGTTTCAGGAGGTCTGTATTTGGTTGTGGTGGCGTAATGCGTCCCTTTGTGTTCAACAGTTGGGGTATTCCGCCCAAGCAGGATGGCTACTCCCATATACTTGGTTTCGCCATACAAAGAATTTTCTAGCCCCATTGCACGGCTACTGTAATACCCATCGAAACCTGCATCAATAATCATTGATTCCAGCAAGTTTTCATAATCAATCTGGTTCTTTGTTTGTTGATGGGCAGCCTCCCTAAGCCTGAGAGGGTCTGTTAATATATCGTAGACATTGTTCAGATGGACTGCGTGGACATGGCTGCCGACACCTGATTCAGGCTCAATACCATTGCCGGTATCGACATAGAAATAGATGCGTTCGCGGAGGCGCGGGTCAGAAGCTGACGCAAGACTCTTGGCTTCCGCTCCTTTCAGCCCTGTCCCATAGAAACGCCCGTCTAATGTGTTCCGCCTTGCGTGGGAATAATGAACCCCTAAGACTTGGGTTGAGTTTTCCCGTATTTTTCCGTATCTTGCCGATACAGTTCCGAGAGATGACGCTTTAAGGCGTTGTGTGCTGAAATGTTCATTCCCTGATCCGCCATCTGGTCGGGGTCTGGATTCCAGTCCTCGTCTGTCGTTTCTGAGCTGGTACGAGACTGTGCCGCCATCTTCGCTGTCCAGTAGTCGTTCAGTTGATTGCTGTACATTTCCTTCTTCTCTGGGTCTTGTTCCTTGTCCCACAGCCTTCTGAGACGCTGGTATTCTGGATCCTTCTGCTTCTGCAAGTTCTCTCTCCAGTTCTTGGGTGGCTTGACTCCGAATAGAATCTGCGTACTCATTTTTGCCTTCGTAGTTGTAATCGTTATGGTCTGGGAACGCAGAGAAAATGGTTGATGTGCTTACATCAAATTCTCCCGCAACTTCTTTGATTTTATCAGATAATTCACTGTCAGTCAGGTCGGAATAGTTCAGTATCACCATCTTCCCGTCAGACGTTGAATGCCCCCCGACCAGGTTGTTTCCATTGTTATCTTTCAGTTCCCACAGCCTGTCATAGAAGTCAGAGATTTCCTTCTGCCCCCACGCTTTTGGCAGGGAAACGGTGACTGCCCCAACGCTTTCAGAACCAGGTATCTGTTCGTCTGACATAACCATCATTGAATCCTGGTTCAGTGCATAACCAAGCATCTTGGCTATATCAATAGCGGAACCAGGGGAGTCAACGGTAAGTTTCAGTGATGGGTTGGTTACACCAAGATAACCCCCCATCTGGATGCCGAGCCGCCCGTTTGTGTTGAAGCCTTCAAGAACTGTCGGCACGATCCTGTTTGCAACATTCATGCTGACTTCGAGTTTCTGTTCATCGCTCAGACGATTCCAGCGTTCTGTTGCTTCCTTGTTGTGCGGGTCTGGTGCGACTTCAAAGTTGATGGATGCCGCGTTTGCCTGATTCGTTTCGTTTCTCTGCTGTGTTTGCTGTTCACTGTGCCATGACCTGTTCCCGTTATCTTTCAGCCAGGATTCTGCATCACGGAGCATGGTTGAGATTTGTGCATCTGTAATGTCACTGCGGATAACGCCTATCTTATGCAGGAATTTACGGATGGCATCCAGGATACGGCGGGTGATTGGATGGTGGATGTTCTGTTCTGCCATCATTGCAATCACTTCTTTCGCTCGCGCATTGTCAGACAGCCCTGGCTGGCGCGAATCGACTTCTGCTGCAATCCTGTTCAATAGTGGCGCACCTTTTGCTAATGCTTCGTTCACACGCGCAACAGCCTTGTCCATCAGTTCTTTTCCAACCATGTTTTCAATGCCGTAGTGCCCGATGGTTTCATGGCGGGCGACTGCCGCAACACGCTCAGGCGCAAGGTTGTCTGCAATTACATAGACACGACCACTCTGCCTGTCAAAGAATCCTTCTATCCTGTCTGTGTCTGCGCGGCTGTTCAATGAACCGGCAACACGTTGTCTTACATCGGAAGGCAGTTCATCGAACGTCTGCACGACATCAAGATGTCTGTCCAGCCCTGTTTTCTTGACAATCCGTTTTACACGGTCGAAATGCGCTACCTGTTGCCTTGACGGTATTGCTGTTTCGTTGTTTATGCCATTAACAGCAGCTTGCTGTTGCGTTGCCTGCCGTCCGGCATTTACGGCATTTACAATGTTGCCCACTGCCCGTTCTGCCGCTTCTGCACGCTGTATCGCTTCAACAGCCTGTTGTGCAACCGCCTGTGTTTCTGCCTGTGCCTGTGCGACTGCCCCCTGTGCTTCTTGCTGTACGGTCTGTAAAGCCTGCCCTGCCTGTACCTGCTGGGCTATGTTCTGTTCCTGCAATGCCTGGTTGTCTGCCTGCACTGCTTCGTTCTGCATCTGGATGTCGGCAACAGCCCGTGCGGTTTCCTGCCGTTCGGCTTCATGCTGCATCTGTTGTGCCGTCAGTTCTTCCTGATGCTGCTGTGCCTGTACTTCGCTTTCAATCTGCTGCTGTTCTATCTGGGCTGCCTGTTGCTGGACAACGGCTTCGGTCTGTTCCTGCTGGGCTTGGCGTTCTGCAAGCATGGCTTCTGTCTGCTGTTGCTGTGCCTGTGTCGCCTGTACGAGTGATGCGAGTATGTTGTCGCTGTCCTGCTGTGCTTCTGCCTGGTCTGCCTGATCCTGCAATGCCATGTCCTGTACCTGTGCTTTCAGGACATCTGCAAAGGATACCGGCTGTGCTGCCTGCGTTTCTCCCAACGCTTCGTTGATTGTCTGGTTGACTGCGTTCTGGCGTATCTGTTCTGGGGTGACGGTTTCGCCTGATGCACGGGCATCCCGTATTTCTTTTGCCCTGTTTTCAAGGTCGATGACGCTCTGTTTCTGTGAGTCTGGACGGGCTTGGTTTTCCCATACAGCCTGCTGCATCGGGGTCATCTGGTTAACCATCCCCGCCATTTCGTTTGTCTGGCGGTCAACGTGGCGGATCATTGCATCGTTCGCCATGCCACGTGAGGCGTTTTCGCTGATGTCGGTGACACCCTGACCCAGAGCGGACAGTGCGGCTGTGCCGAATGTGTTGAGGTAGTCTCTTGCGGAGGAAAGCTGCCTTGTGCCGTCTTCGTTGACTGTGCCGATGTTCTTGCCTCCCAATACCCCGACTTCTTCAACCCCTTCGCCTGCCGCATTCCCAAGCCAGCCTTTTGCCGCTCCGCCCAATGTCCTGGCGAAGTTGCCCAGCCTTCCTGCGTTGAGGATGTTCTGGAGTTCTTCGCGGGATGCCTGTGTCGCTGTGCCGGACATGCCGCGCATCAGTGATGCTTCTGCGTTACCCAGGAAACGGTCGCTCAATGCGGAGACCATGCCTGCGAATGCCGCGCCTGTGTTGGCATCAAACTGTTCACCGCCCGCACGCCTGATGTCGTTGTAGGCATCTGATGCGTTGGCAATCATGTTGCCGATTGTGCTGGAGCCTGTCGCATAGGCTTCTGGAGCGGCTTCTGCAAGCCGTGCCAGTGCTGGGATTCCCCTTCCCAGCCCACCGACAATGCCTCCTGTAGCGACAATGGGAACCATGGTTCCTGCCGAACGGATGGCATCAGCACCAAATGTCCTCGCAACATCCCAGAGGTTTCCTGTGTCCCACAGTTCACCGGCATTGGAGTATGCCTGCCTTGCGGCAAGCTGGCGTTTCATCTCGTCTGAGTAGAATGTGTCTTCAAGGCTTTTCGATGCCCCTTCAAGGGTGTCATGTACGCCCAGGTCAAACTGATCCTGCGTCAGCCAGTTTGCTGCGCCTGCCATCATGTCTGCTGCATTGATTGCCCCGCTGCCTGCCGCAACCGCCATGTCGTTGCCCAAGTCCCACGCATAGTCCCCGACTGCGTTCCGGACATGGGGAGCCATGCCGTAGTTGCCTTCAACCAGGTTCTGCGTCATGTCTGCCTGGGCTTCTGCCTGCCCCGTGCCTTGCAGTGATGCAAGTGCAGCAGCCCCTTCCCCGACTGCCTTTGCAAATCTTGGGATCTGTGACTGCCTGCGCCTGACCTGCTTTTTGCCTGCCCTGCGGTAGTCTGTGCCTGCTATGTCATTGACTGCATCGACATTGGCATTGGCAACAGCCATTTCCGGCTGTGCCATTGTGTTTGCATAATCTACAAGGTCATCTATAAAGGACATGCTTGCTCCTGTTTAGTCGCTGAATGAAAAACGTCTTCCGCTGTTCCCGCCGTTCACGATACGGGGATATGGCGTCCATTTTCCTGTGCGGGTGTTTTTCTGCCCTTTAACACCGTACCTTTCTTCCTCAACATAGTGTCCGCCTCCGCCGCCTCTGCGTCCACCGCCTTTCCTTGGACGACCGACACCACGGACAGGGGTTGCGCGTGTCTTTGCCGCCCTTGCCTGTGATGCGGACGCAGATGCGTTTCGCTGTGTCGCCAATGCCTGTTCTGAGGTCATCTTGGCTGAGCGCATTTCTGGATCAACGACTTCCCCGCCACCAATCAGGTTGTTTGGCTGATAGCCGTACTGGTTAGCCTGACCAAACTGGTTCTTGCCTTCTATCATTGCGTTGAGGCTTGCAAGTTTGCGGATGGTTTCAGAGTTCTGTGCAATGCGGTTTTCGAGTGCCTGCCGGTCAACCCGTGCCGTCTGCTGCGGGATCATGCCTGCCGGCGGTGTGCCTGCCGGTGCTTCGGGTGGCTGTGGCGCAGTAATGCCTTTCGGCAGGTTAGCCATTGCCTGCACGACTCCTGCTGGGGTAGCAAGTTCCTGGCGTGCGTTTGCTGTATCAAGGTATGGTGATGTCATTGACCCTTGACGGACAGCACCGAGCAGGGCTGCGATTTTCTGTCCATCGCTCATGTCGCCACGCATCATCACTTCGCGGAGGTCGTTATTGAAGTTCTGCGATTGCAGATAACGTCCCATCGCTTCTTGCTGTGCGACACGGTTGTTGTGTGACCAGTCCAAATCCCTCTGCTGTGCGCCTTTCATGGCTGCGTTCTGCATCTGTGCCTGCATGTTGGGGTAGATGGATGCCATCTTTGCAAGACCTGTCCCCAAGCCTGCCGCAAGCGTTCCTATGTTTATTCCACCTGCCATGTCGTTCTCCTTAGAATCTCAAGTTTGGCAACAGGTTTGCCGAATTGTTGAAAAGTCCGTTTTTCGTCATGCCGCCCAAGATGTTCCCTGTGTTCAAGGCGTTGCTTGAAGTGCTGCTCAACGCCCCGCCCATACCGGCTCCGCTGAATCCCGTTCCTGCTCCAGAGCCTGCTGCTGCACCTGTTGCACCACCTGCCGCTCCGCTTGCCATGCCAGCAAAACCTGTCGCCATGCTTGCAAGACCTGCAAGCTGACCAAGGGTGTGCCAGCCCTGCCCTGCGTTCTGTGCGTTCTGTATCTTGTAGTTGTCCAAGATGTTCTGTGAACGCATCAATGCCTGCTGCACTCCGATCTGGTTTGCTGCGTCTGCATTCAGCCAGTTCTCACGCTGGCGCAAGGTCTTTGCCCCATGGACGTTTGCAAGCAGTTTGCCGAATGTCTCGATGTTGCTTTTGACACGGGAATCTGATGCAAGTTTTGCTTCATCGTAGTCGGATGAGACATCACCTGATGCGCGTGCCGCATCCTGTGCAATGGAGACTGCATCGGTCGGCTGTGCTGTGTAGTCCTGTGCGAGTTCTTCTGTAATGGCTTCCTGCTTTTCTTTTCGGGCATCGGTGTTGTATTCCTGCGCCCGTTCCGCAGCACGTTCACGGATTTTGTCGGCATAGGCTTTCTGGTTGAGCATGGCGTTGTTGGTCGCCCTGTTCACCGCCTTTGCCTGCTCACGGTTGCCCATGTAGTTGGCTGCCGCTGCAATGATGGCTGCAATGATTGATGCCCACATAGTCGGTCTCCTTTAGTATCTGTTGGTGTCTCCCTGGCTGCCGCTCCGTGTGTTCAGCGAACCAATGCTGTTGTTACTGCCGTAATAGCCGTTGGCGTATGCGTCCTGCATTGCCTGATTGAGTTTGTTTGTCAGGTAAAGCTGTCCCATGTTGTTGAAGTAGTTGGCGATGGTGGATGCTGACCTGTCACCCAATGCAGACTGGTAGTTGCTGTTCAGTGAGGATGTTGCCTGGTTTGCAGCCGAGCCTGCGTCAAGACCTGCTTCTGCGAGTGAGATGAGGTTGGATTTTGCAGTTTCGTCTGCCTGCTGGAGGTCTGCTGCCGCTGTCTGCCCCAAGCCTTTTGCATCAACCAAGCCTTTTGCATAGCGGTCTTGCAGGTCTGCCATGCTGTCGATGTCTGCGCTGCCGCCCGTCAGCCCGTTCCTTGCCAGCGCGAAGCGGTTTGTGCGCACTGCATCTGCATAGTCTTCATCCAGCTTGTTTTTGTTCAGCTCATAGACTGCCTGATTCTGCTGGTCGTATAGGTCTTGGCGAGCGTTCCGCTTGTCCTGATAGACATTGCCTGCGGCAATGGCTGCCTGCAATGCGTCATTGTCGGTGACAGTATCGTAATATCGGCTGTTAAACCTTTTCCCGCCACCAACGCCAAGAAGTTTAGCTGTTTTACTTTGGTATGGGGTGATATATTCAGGTTGAACCGTACCGTTTGCAGCATACTGTTCTTTCAGGACATTCTTGGTCGGAGCCTGATAGACAGATCCATCAGCGTTGTAGTATGTTGCGGAAGGATTGTAAGCAGAGACATCGCTTAACGGGTTTGACCCCGTCTCCCCGCCAAAGATTTCATTGATTGCCGCAATCGCTTTCTGCATCTGCTCTTGCTGCTGTTTCTGGAGTTTGTAGGCTTTGTTTGAACCTCCGCCCTTGCAATAGGTGCGGATGCCGTCAGCGGAATAGCCGTTGAATTTGTTTGGGATAATCATTCCTGTTCTCCTGTGTTGATCCTTAGTTGCCGGTAAACTGTCTTGAAGCCGTATCTGTGGTGTATGCGTTCCATGGCTGGGGATACTGAACATTCAATCCATGAATACCCAGCCTGCCTGCACCAGCCGATGAATGGTGGGAGAGCCTGGTGCATGAAGGCATCAAGGTTCTTCCCTGCCATTGCAAGGACGTTGCAGCCCACCTTTCCTGATGGGTAGGTGACTGTCTCGAAAACCATTGCAATTGTCGGGGTTTCTTTGTCGAATGCAACCAACACCTGCATCTGCCCTTCCATTGCATACCGGTAGATGTCGTCAGTGCTGTATTCGCCATGTACGGCTTTGTCAACGACACGCTGGAACATCGGCTGCAATGTCCCCCACATTGCCTTTATTTCTCCTGTATCAAGTACCTTTATGTCCATCACAGTACCCCAAGTTCGTTGTAGTAGATTGTGAGGGCGTTCAGGCGGAACGGCTTTTCGTTGGTGCATCGGAACCTGAACGAGAACTCTGTGCCGACACATTCAACCGGCAGTACCCCGCCTGCGTATGACCTGCCGACAACACGGACTTCATCGGTGAAGTATTCTTCTGAGTTGTCGAATGTGATGGTGCAGTCGTTGTTGACGGTGAAATCGCCTTTGTATGTCCGTGCATCTGTCCCGACCGATATGTAGCAGTCACCGTCTATGTCGATGTCGATGCCGTAGATATGTTTGAGCATCCCTGGTTTCTTGAAGTTCATGTACGGGATCTGTATCAATACTTCGTAATCTTCCCCGTTGTCCTGATGGCTGTCTTCATCGAGTTTGTAGACATCATTGCCGGAACGGAGGTACAGCACGCCTTCAAGTTCCGCCCAGGCTTCCACGGCAACTGGCAGTTCATATCTGCTCCAGGCTGCAATCTTTGCAGTACGGGAAACGGAATAAACGAAGACTTGCTTGCCTATTGCACACATGTATTTGCCAGTGCCGTAGAAATAGACGGTAAGGGGGTTGTATTCGCCCCTTGCCCTGATGGTAGGACGTACAAGGTCGTCAATCGGTGTGCCGATGTCCACATCCCCAAGCTGGTAGGTGAGGTTGTAGGTGGTGATTGAACGGAAGCCGTAATCAGACAGGAAGTACAGGTCGCCAGAAACTGTTGCCAGCGACCGTGAGAATGATGAGCCTACATTCTCGATGGTGCTTTCAAGGCTCATGGCGGTCGGGTCTGGGTCAACGTTCCAGACCTGTACCCCGTCACGCATGAGGAAACACATCTTGCCCTGGTACATGCCGATTGCCTTGACTTCCCTTGCTCCACGGCTGTTCAGACCTGTCGGCAGGAACCCTGCATCATCTGTCGCTGACCAATCTGTACAGTCTGCCGTCTTTGAGAATCTTACGGTGTCTCCTTCTTTCCCGACCGAGAACATCTTTGAGTTGGCTTTGTAGCATATCGGGGAGTGCGGGCAGTTTGCGTCTGTGACTTCTGTCCCGTTGTAGTAGTGCCTTGTGTTCCCGTTGGTGTGGGTTGCTGCAACGTAGAAGTATCCGTTGAACATGTCAACGTAAGGCACGTCTTTCAGTGCGACATCTGGATATGTTGTCGATGTCAGTTTGTTTGCGACAAACAGTGTGTTCGCATGGGTGATTGTCCCTGACCCGCAGTAGAAGGTGTTGAGTTTGCCGTTGGCAGAGAACAGCCCTTTTGTGCCGGATTCAAGTGTGGCAACCTTTGTCAGCCCTGGGCGTTTTTCGGTCGCCAGCCCTGATGTGACATGGGCGTTCTTCATCTCTATCAGACGGTTCGCGTCAGAGACTGCCGCCCCTTTCTGATGGTCGATGCCCAGGTCGAATTTGTTGAAGGTGATGGTTGCCATTGCCTGCCCCTATCAGTAATCCCTATTCTGTTCTATATGGTGTATATGAGTTCATAATTTCCTGATAACGCTCATTAGGATCAACCCTTAAATCTTGCGTATTTATCCACGGAACACGACCAAGACTTTGGGTGAAAAAACGTCTGTCAGCTTCTGCCTGTTTTTGCGTATTTGCTAAACGGATTGCGTTCAAAGCATCAATGTTTTCCCTGCCTTGTTGCGCCTGTGATGCCTGAACCAAAGAAGCAACGATATCGTTCATGTCCATATCAACTCTCCGTGTAATAAAATTTGTCCCCAGAACGGATTACATAGCCTTTCCTGTTCAGTGGTTCGCTGATGAAGTAACGCCTGTTTTCGTGCTGTTTTGCTTTTTCCTTTGCCATCATGCTTTGGAAAAGCTGCAAGGTTGTCTGGTATTCAGGCATCCTGTAATGTGCCTGTGCCATGTATAAGGCAAAGAGAAACACAAGCCTGTCGGGAACGCCAGGTCTGTCTGTGTCCTGTACGAACCTTGGACGGTTTGCTATGTATTCAATCAGCAGCCTGTATGGCTCTTCGTCAGGGATCGGGTAGAGTTCTATCTGCCCGTCAAGGTTGTCGTACCTTAGAGGCATACCACGCTGGTCGTCTTCCCTCATGCGTTCGCTGATGCCCTGCGTGAGTTTGAAGCGGTTGTCCCCGTCATCAAGCACCCATACGGAGATGACCTTTCCTGGGTCGATGTCCTCGTCATCTTCGTCATTGTGCCAGTCATAGAGGTATGAACCGTTCTCAAGGACAATGGCTGTCTTCTTGCGCATGGGGGTCGGCTCAAGCTGTTCATAGACGACCTCGTGTGCCTCTTGAAGGAACGAATCAAGGATGCTTTTGTTGTTGTTCGCAGACGGTCCCTGCTGGACGTAGCCAAGCCTTGCACGCAGCTCAGTCACCAACTCGCCATAAGTGCGGTATCTGTGCGGCAACGGATTCCGGTAATCCCCCACCTTCCCCGTAATCGGATTGCGGTCTGTCATTTTCCCCCCCTCAAACTGTTGTACCTGTCCACACACTCGTTCAGTCTGCGGATTGCGCTGTCTCCCCGTTCGGTGATGCTGACAAGACGTTCAGCAGTTCCTCTGTCAAGGTAGGCGATTCCTTCTCGATGTTCAGTGCCGGTATCGTTGGACATTCCGCTGGTACTTTCGGTGCGGACTGACAGCCGCAGAGAACCATCAGCAATCCTGCTGCGCAAATCAGCAATAGTCTTTTCAGCATCCTTTTTCTCCTTGTTGTACTTCACCGTGATGGCATCGGCATCAGCCTGCATCTTCTTTTCAATCTCACGGTTCTCGGCAAGTGCCTGGTTCACCTGTTCTGCATAGTCCTGTCTGACTTGATTCAGTTCCCGCTGCTTGTAACTGCAACCGCCAAGGAAACCAACCAACAGCAGCAGGACAGCCAAACCACATTTCCAGTAGATATTCATCTTTCCAACAACTCTCTAAAAACCTGCTTGAACTCACTAAAAACTGCCTACAACTCACTAATCAACTCGCTAACAACTCACTAATTAGAGAGTTCATGTTCAGTTGTTGCATAATCTGCAACTACTGCCCCATACACATCTTGTATTCAGCCTCACGGCGATTGACCAAGCCATTGACCTTTCTACCGCCTGCATACACCCAGCGTTTCAACTGACCGCAAGCCCCTGCATAGTCGCCTGCATTCAGCTTTTTCAGCAGTGTGGAGTTTTTGAAATTGGTCACACCGACATTGAAAACAAAGCTCGCATAGGCGTCTGCTTCATGCTGATAGAGAGGTACTTTGATGTACTTCTTTGCTGCATTCCAATGTTTGTTGGCGTCCTTCACCAGCAGGACTTCTGCTTCCTGTCGGGTTATCTTGTCGCCAATCTTTACATCGCTGCCAGTGTGTCCGTAGCCTTTGGTTTTCACGCCTGCAATGTCGATATAGGTATGGTCAATAAAGCCCTCTTTCCCAGCGATAAAGCTGATGGCAACGGCTGAAACCACAATAGCCGTTACCACCTTGCGTTTGAGTGTAGAGAACATCAGAACCACCCTAGCTTGGTTGCAATCTCGTACAGCGTGTAAGCACCGAAAGCAACGCCAACCAACCATTTTATGGTGTTTACACCTCCCTTGATGGAATGTGTGACCTCACAAGACTCTGTCAGCTTCTTGTCGATGCCGTCCAGCTTTGAATCTTGAACAATGTTCTGCTTCCGCAGTTCTTCAAGCTCGTTGCCATGCGCTTCAAGCCGCTTGTCATGGATGTCCAGACGGGTTTCAACAGCAACCACTCTTTCTACAACTTCCATCACGCACTCCAATTACCACGGGCAAAGTAAGTAACATCAACACCATTTGCTGTTGCCGTGTTGTTGAAGGCAACCTTTGCGGTGAACCCTGTTGCCGTTGCATTGCCAGTGATGACGGAATACCTACCGTCAGCATTCGCCCCTGCAAAATCAATTCCAGCAATCGTGAATGGACGTGCAGAAAACGCTTTCGGATAAGTTACTGCGACACCATCAGCAGAATTGTTCCTGACCCTGCCCCAGCATTCCTGAGTGCCGTCTGAATAGCGTTTGTAGTTCGTTCCTGAATCGACAACGGTAACGACTGTACCAAGTGCTACCACAGAAGAGATTGACTTGTAGCCAGATGCAACAGTCACCTTCCATTCAGACTGATTTCCTGCGTCAGGATTGACCGTGACTAAGAAAATGTTTGGTGTGTGTCTCTTGACATTGATTGTGCATGACGTGCTGGATGAGAGAGTTGTCCCCTTACATGTCATTGCAATGACATTTTGTCCGGCTGGCGCAATCGTAATGTCATCAAGTCCCCAGTAGGCACACATCGTTACGACATCATCAATGGTCTGGAGCCTGTTGCCTGTCCACGGATTGTAGAAATAGCCATCAGAACTATGCGCCCAGTTCTGCTTGTCAGAAACAGCAGCAAGGTCAGAGCGGTTCGTGGCAAGGCAATCGACAAAATCAACTGCTCCTGTTGCAGTGGAGAACTCTTCAACAACAGCAATCTTGCCGGAAGTACCCCCTGCAACCATCAGCAGGTTTGATGTGCCATCATCAGCGATGAACCCGCCTTCGCATTCCATTTCGGTTTTTGCGGAGATAGCAGTTATCCCGACCATCGGGCACATCTTTGTCAGGTAAAGGCTGTGCTTGCAGACAGAAGATTTGATGTGAGATCCATCCCAACTGTAAACATCAACACCAACGTCAGTCAGCGGATATTCTTCGACAGGCACGCTTGAATAAACAGCACCGCCCCGGAACACATGGATGCCATCAGGCGCAATTGAGACGCCTTGAGGACGTGGCAGAGACCATTGGTCTGGATTGCTGCCATCCGTATAGTTCTGGAAAACGTCCATGTCATATCGTGGAATGGACACCATCCCAACGATATTCCAATCATCGTCATAGAGCGTCAGGGATTTGTTCCTGCTGATTGACGACAGGTAGGATTCCACAGCCCAAGTGCCGTTGCAGTAAGACAGGAACATTCCGCACTTGACGGAATTGGCGAATGTTGCGTTGGACAACGTGGAGCCATTCGTGCCTGACAAATTCAGCACCTTTTTGACAACGGCATTGGATGTTGAAATCATATACAGGTAGTCGGTACTACCCTCTGTTTTTGCAACAAGCCCCTCACCGAAAACACCTTCTGCAATTCTGTAACCAATGTATTCTCCCGTATCAAAATTCCAGATTGTCAGCACACAGACAGTAGATGTGGCTGTGCCTCCCTGTCCATTCGTACCACCGATAAGGAAATTGGCGACAAGCAGATATCGGATTTTGTTTTTGACAAATAACGTACACGCCTGCGGGTAACATGCAGTCGCTCCAACACGTCCATCAGGCTCAAGTGCCATAGCAGCAGCCAAAGCTGCATCATGGTCAGGGAATTTGAAATTTGTGCTGAATGCAATTTTTTTCCCGACTTTCGGAATGACAGGAACAGCCTCGCTGGCATACATGATTCCCTGTGCAATCGCCTTGCCGAGCCTGTCATATCCAGCTTGCAGATAGTGCCATGTGTTGTACAGGAGACCTTCTGACCTGAATTGTGTAGGCAAATCGGTAACAACCCTTGCTCCTGAAATCCCAGACAGGATTGTTGAAAGGGCATTGTTGACAGCATCAACCGTTGCATCCCTTGAATAAGATGCGTGATACGAAATCTTCGAGGCGAAGAAGCCACCACCGACAAGATTCTTGAACCAGTTGACAGTTGATGTTGTGTTTGACGTGTACTGAGAAACCGTCTCACTGCCAGTGTAAATCAGGTCAACATCCGATTCGCCTTGCAGCCAGACTGTCCCAAGAACTTCGCACTTGACACGCAGTGCAGCCAGTGCGCCAGTAATCTGCTGTTTCGCAAGATTCCGGTCAGAACCAGATGTGTTTTCAGAGACAGCCCAATCAACGCTTGAATGACCGCTACGGGCAACGTTGATGACATAAACTTCCCGTCCAGTGATGCGGTTTATTTCAGCAACCAAAGCGGGGACAAACCCACCTTCGGTTGCTGTCTGTCCCGCCATGGGGTCTGAGACGCCAGCAGAAACAGGAACATCAATCCCTTCACTCAAATCATTTATGTTTCCAGTAACCCATTCGGAAGTCGAATAACGCCACCATTTCCCGGAACCAGTGATTTTTGACGGCTCGTTGGAACGTCCTACGGCGTTGGACTGACCTGCAACAACTAATAAATACGGAGGCTGCTCACTAGACAGTTTACTGACAATCTGCGTTCCAGAAGGCAATGATGCGAGAGAGCCGTTGGCAATGTTGTTTGCCAGTGCAAATGTCCTTGACTGACCTGTTGTGGAGCCAGATAACATAGACTTTTCTGACAGAATCTTAAATGTATATTTCAGGTAATTCTTTGGACATTTAACATACAGGTTAAAATAGGATGCTGTGGAATCTGAATTGAACACCAAGACAAAATCATCAGGATTGATGTTGACAGCATCCATCCATTCCAGAGTAGTATTGATAGAATCAACCACCCTGTTTGTAAGGAGTCTCATCTTGATGTACAGTAGACCGTGCCTGTCATCACCTGCTAAAGCTGACTGGATGTCAAACAGGCATACTACTGTTGTTGACGATGCCGTCGTTGTGCTGAAAGAGCCAACCTTAAACCAAGGCGCAGTTACTCCATTACCACTCTGACCGACAAAGCAAGAACGGTTTTCTATTGGAAGGTTCTGGAAATTGAACTGCCCGCTTGGTGTGATTTGATAGACAGCGGAATCAGTGCCATCGTATGCCCGCTGGACAACCTGCCCTGCCTGTGACGCATGGTCTTTCCCGAAGAGGGTTAAAGACGCACCTTTATCATATGCAGTGCCACCACAGAAACGGTTGTATAAATTATCAACAGTTCTCTGAATGAACTCAGATACAGCAGTTTTCAAACTGCCAGCCATCGTATCACCAGACTTGCTCACCTTGCCATCTACTGCTGTTTCAAGTGTCTGGACTGCATCATAGACACCGCCGGACTGAACGGGATTTGCGGAACCAGAAGTTGGTACTGCATCAACAGTGATTGTGTCCTGTTTCGTTCCTAAAGCGGTATAAATACCATCAGATGTTACAGGATTCGTAGAGCCGCTGGTCGGTGTGTTGTCGAATGTCAGCGTATCCTGTTTTCCATTAGCATATGAGTCATAAATTGCGACACGGGCAGACGTAATGCCAGAATTGACCGCATCCATCTGTACGGGCGTCAGTTTGTCCTGCTTTCCTGTAATGGAAGCAGAAGAAAGAATCTGAGACCATCCCTGCCCCCCGTTGTCAGGGTCAGACACATTGCCTGAAACGGTATTCTGGTAGAGACAGGAACCGTCGGCGGCAGTCAGCAATGCTCCCAATGGATAGCCATCAATCGCCTGCGCGAAGGTTGCATCATAAGGAAAAAGACCGCCTGCCTGTTGGTACTGGATTGCGGTGGTGACATCGAAAAGAATCCCGTTCATGTCCTGCCCTTGAGGCGGCATACCGCCTTGGTCTACATCAGTCATAGTGATGACCGGGAAACCTTCCTGCATGGATGCAAGGTTTGATCCTGTGGCAGTTTCAGGAATCGTATTTTTTACGCCGTTGGAAGAAAACGGAACAGAAATCTGGGTTGGTTTTGCAAGTGCCATGATTTAAACCTTAATCAAAGGAATTGCGTAGATATGCATTGGTGCGGTTTCAGAGCCGCCTGCATTCTGGATGGTGATGTTGGCTGTTGCGCCGTTGCATGAGATGCCTGTTTTTGCTGAATTGACGGTCACGGTATGCGTATGGTTTGGAGATGATGCATAACTTGACGGATTCAGAGGAGTTGATGTGTAGCCTGTCCAGTTTCTCGATGCATCGAAGGAGATTTCCTGTCGGAATGACCAATCAATGCCTGCGTTTATGTGACCGCCTGTCAGATTTGAGAAATTGAACGCTCCAGAAACCGGAAGCGTGCCAGCCGCCCCGCCTGTGAAAAGTGCCTCGCTACCATGTGTACCTGTGATGTTCATCGTTCCCCTGCTGTGGACATGAGAACCAGCAGAGGCGGTTGATGCAGTATGGACATGACCCGTGTCACTCAATCCATGTGTATGTGCTGTCTGTGTGATGCTGTGAGCGTGGGAGCGGAGAGAATCAGAAACAATCGTACCAACCTGAGAAACCGTGCCATAGCGGACAAACCTATCCAGCAGGTTTGGCAGATTGAATGTCGTAGAACCATCGCCTGTACCGTATTTTGTGCCAATCACAGCAAACAAGTTTGCATACAACGTACGGGAAACAGCGGAGCCGTTGGCAACCAGATAACCAGCCGGAATCGTGGTACCAAAGAATGGAACGACCATACCCGTTGGAATCAACATTGACGGGTCAGCACCGACACGCAGGATGTTTGTGCCATCACAAACAAGCTGTTCCGTTGCAACTGAAAGGGAAACACCTGTACCATTTGCGGTTTTGAAAGAGAGGCTGTACTGTCCGTGGCTGGACATATCGACAACAGCCCATGTTTTCAAAAATGCAGGGAGAATGACGGCAACATTGGCAGTCAGCGTGCCAGACACGATCAGGACAGGATGAGCCGCCTGTGCATTGGTCAACGTTACGTCAGCATTCGATACGGTAAATGAATAGCTGGAAGCACCTTCCGGCTGCCAGAGCGTGGAAGCACCTTCTGGACTGGTTGTATTATTGTTTGCCTGAGAAACCCATGAACCAAGCAGGTCAGCTCGCTGGACAACAGCACCCTTAGCATATCCACCAATTGCAGTCGAAAAAGCAGAATCAAACGGATAACGACCGCCTGCTTGGTTGTACTGCAAGATTGTGGTCGTATCGTACAGGATGCCGTTCATGTCACGCCCGAAAGGTGGGAGACCGCCCGCTGATTTCGGGGTCATGGTTATCTGCGGGAAACCGACCGAATAAGTCGCCTTGTTCCCAGCCTGACCGATAATAGGATCTTGACCAATGACGTTCTTGATGCCGTTCTCTGCAAAAGGAACGGCAATTTTGGAAGGTGCTGATAAACTCATTTTTTACCCGTAGAAAGGAGCTTGATTGAATGGCTGGAGACCTGAGCCTTCAAAGCCGAAATACTGCTTGTTGATGTACTGCATCGTTATCTCCACACCACCGGGATGCGGAAAAACGCCGGATTCGATAACCGACTTTTCGTAAGATGTGAGTGGGAAGTTGAAAACGACCTTGATAGCCATGTTGCCCATATCAACAACATAAACGTGTCCACGGTCACCGAAAATCGTCATCAGTATCCGATTCAGGTTAGGTATGGTTGTCTGGGAGATGTTGGCAAAGGCTTTCATCAGCAGGATGAGCCGATAGGCATCATCGCCAAGACGGTAGTTTGAATTGACAGACTCACCGTCAAACCATGTCCCATCGTCAAATGGATACCAATCGCCTGCCTGGTCACCTTCATCAAAGCCGAGATGTTCCGCCTCATCCAGTTTCAGATATCTATCCTTGGCAAGGATTCTTCCCCATACATCAAGACCGAATCCCTTAGCTGTCTGAAGGTTGAAAACCCCATTAAAAAAGGCGTCTTGAAACGCCTTTGTGTTGAAGTATGCTTGGATGTTTTCCCGAATCTGGTTGATTACGGGGCCTGCGTATTGCTTCATATCACGTTCACCGTAATCTGAGATGCTGAAAGGACTGGAGCTTCATCAATGCCAAATTCCACCATCGTTGTGTTAGGAGAGGATGATTTACCGATGTAAATCGAAATCACATTGATGGCATCGCTGATATCAGAGATGGCAGTGTAATAGGCGGCGGCATAGACCGTTCCGCCGATACGCCCTCTTCCGTTCCCTGCTTCGCCTGTAAAGATGTCGATAATCGCTTCTTGGATGAGCTGGGTCACGTCTGCTGGCAGGTTGCTGTTGTTGTCGATATTGACCTCAACATAAACAGGCGTTGACGTTGGACGCATGAACGTTATGTTATAGACCGGATAAGGTGTGGAATAGGAATCCGTATCGGCAACCTGTACAGTCGTATTGCCGTTCATGTTTGAGCCAGCATTCTTACGTCTCCAGATTGCATCAGCAACAGAGGAATCAGAGCCACCGACAACAGCGACATAAACTGAATGCGGTAACAGGCTGTAATTGGTCACGCCCATCGTTACTGTGTTGCCTGAGGTGTTTTCTGTAACGAATACATCAGAAACACCATCCACAGAAGCCACAGCACCACGCAAGGCGTTGATGGAACCATTGGAAAGCTGAGCAACCGAATCATAACGACGCTGCTCAAAAGCCCTGTCAGATTCCAAATCAGAACCCATCACGCCAGCAGATGGATTGGTGATGGCATCCCACCCAGTAACAGCCTGATAGATTTTCGTCAAAGCACCTGCTGGACAGTCAACCGCCCCGGGTGTCTGGCACTGGAACGTTACAGAGACCTGCCCATTGGAAGGGAATGCGGCATCTCCAAGCGATTCATAGACGTAATTCTGAGCGTCCTGTGCCAATGAACCCGCTGGAAGCGTATACCCGGGAACGCCAGTACAAAGGCACGTTACAACAGTTGGAGTAGCAGCTTTGCGCTCGACAAAGTAAATCTGTGCCAGAGCATCCAGCCACCTGCCCTGAGAGGTTGACGGGTCAAACATAGCCGAAAGAAATGCCAGTTGTGCATTCTTGAGAGCCATATAATAGGTTATGTCTGCTGACAGAAGCCCCTGCGGTGTAGCGACATTCTCGATGTTGAGATTCCCACCGAAAGCCTCATTGAAGTCCTGCAAGACACCCGTCAGGACATCCTGAACCTCCGGGATGTCGATACCCTGTTCGGTGACCTCGACATCAGGAACGTTTGAAGTAAGATTAGCCATATCCTAAAGATATCCTTTAGATATTCAGAGTAAATGATTCACCGTCAGCCAAAGCACACTGGATTTGACCGCCTAATGTCCGGTTGTTGTACTGCAAGATAACCGTAGCTTCAGCAACGTTTGGCACGCCCTCTGCGGCTTCTTTGTACCATGCCATCAGCTTTGCAGGCGGTGGAAGCTGACCGAGTATGTCTGTCTCGTAAGGAATGCCTTTTGTTTGGTCATAGCGTGCTTCTCCAAGCCAGAGACGGCATTCAGAAGCGACATCCTGCGCTGTAGCGTAAGGTGCGTTTGCCATTGCCCAGTTGCCATAGGAATCAGCCACGCAATCCCACGTGTCAGGGTCAAGATAAAGTGTATCCATGAAAACTCCGATGCCCTACCCTGCCACCTAGTCCGGCGGCGACGACCGTTTTCAGTGACAGGGAGAGCAAAACTATTGAACTGGTTTTCCAGAATTGCCAGAACCCGGCTGGGTGTCTTTGTGGATGTGTTCCTTGAGCGAGACAGAATCAGCCCTGATGTCGCCGCCCGTGGTAACGATGTTCCCGCTGAATGTAGAGTGCTGGCCTTTTGTACCCGTCTGGGCAAAGTTACCCGTAACTTGGATGATTGGGGAATCAATCAGGATTTGAGGGGCTTCAAACGTCAGCTTTGTCGGTGAATAAATCTTGATGCCGTCCTGTCCAAACTGGATATATTGGACGGGTGTCTGGTTTAAGAAACCGCCGATATAAAAGCCATCATTCAGGCTGTATTGCCTGCGACTGGATGGTGGACTTTCGCCTTTGACGTTTTTAACGCCTGAAACGTCTCTGGACGCAAAACATGCCAGCCCGATATCACCAACCTCTGGGTCAATGATTACGGCATTAGAGCCGCCTTGTAGCCTAAAATAAGGCAGGTTTGTAATCGTTCCTTGACTGACTGGCTGATTGGCAACCGTAAGCTGTTGAACGAGCGGCTGGACATCAACATAACCAACTGGAGCAAGTCCACCGCCTGACACTGCCAGAACCTTTACTGGCAGGCAGGTTTCCATCTTCTTCATTTCCTGCTGTATCTGATAGATGAACGTCTCATAATCAGACTTTGGCAGGTTCTCATTCCAGCTTGAAACGAATTTATTGTCGGAAGCCATCAGAATCGTATACAAGTTGATAACGGGTATTCCATTCCCTGTAATCAGGGTCGCTTGTACCCTGCGTATCTACGCAAGCCAAATCCCCGACAAATGGAAGATAGTCGTACTTCTTGAGCGGGATTCTGTCGACTATCAGCATGTTGTAAAACACGGGATTTGAGTCAACAGAGAGACTGAGGTACTGCCTGCCATCCAGTGAACGGAGTATCAGCGTACAGTTCTGACCATTCAGGGTTACCAGAATCTTCTGGGCTGGCACTTGAGCCAAAGGGATAATCTGCCTCATGCGAACCATCCTTTCACTTTCTGAAAGTATTCAGAAGCGGTATTTTCAATGGTGGAGATGATGCTGGATGCCGTGGTCTTGATGTTGGTGTATATCGGCTTCAATCTGTCCAGACTGAAGATGTTCTGGACACGTTCGCCAATCGTGCCAGCAGGTTTGATTTCGACCTTTTTCTCTGGAACGGTCGGGATAGCATCAGCATCACCCGTATTCTGTGTGGATGCCACGCCCTGCTGTGCATCATAGTACTGTTCCGGTGCTTCCCTGACTTCCAGAAACGAGCATTGGGCGACAATTAAATCCATGCCGTTATCGGCTGTCCGCTCATACTCATAGTCTTTAAGGGTGAGCTTCTGGAAAACCGCATCAGCGGTCAGGATGTCATAGACCGTCGGTTGATTGACGTTTGTCTGTAGCCAAGTTACGAACGCTTGACGTTCCAAATCAGAGCCGCCTTTCGTGATGGTCAGCTTGATTTCTTTCGGCTGGACAATCTTGTTATAGCTCGCAAAACTGCCAGTCTGCAAACGATAGTCAGGTACATCAGATTCTTCTGAAAT